TGCCTCTCAGCCCTCAAACTTTTCTAATGAAGTAAAGCTTGATACAATTGTTCAGCAGGTAGCTGTTAATGATGTAAAAACAGACACCCAGGAGTTATTTACTAGCTCAATAGGAAATACTGAGGACATAAAGGTAGCTTCTGTAGATCTAAATACATCGACAGTAGCTAGTGATATAAAGTCAGATACGTCGATACAAACACTACTAACTACCGAGACAGAAGATTCTTATAAAGCAGAAGCAACTACCCAAGTAGCTATTGCTGAGACAAAATCTGAGGTCACAACTTATCAAGAACAGCAAAAAGTAGCCAGCAATACAGATAATACAACCAGAGATTCTAGTAACTTCATGCAACAAGTGCTACAGCCAGAACAGGTTATGGCAATTGATACATCGCAGCAATCAAATACTTCTTTTACACAACAAGCAGAAGAAGAAAAGCCCGTGGTTATAGTACAAGAAGTACAGCAATCCTCTGTAGCATCCGCTGAAGGACGTTGGCAGGAGTCACTAGCCTCACAAGCGGCAGCGTTAGAAGCTCTTAATACTATAGGTAGTCAATCAACGAATGGTGAAACTCAAGAGTCGCCATCCTCGCTTGGTGAAGGGCAGGGAGAAGTTATATCCCAAATGGCATATGTAGCCGGGTTCTCGGCGTATAAATTAGTATCATTACCAGATAGGCCTGAGTTCTATAAACCAAGAAGAATATATAGAAATAATAGGCCCGTCGATGCTTACATGTCTATTTTTAAAATGACAGCAGCAAATGACAGTCTGTGGAAACAGATGGTAGAGTCACAATATGAGTGAAGAAGTTAAAGAAGGCACCAGCATTGAAATTGGTGGAGTTAAATTTACGGGCGGAAAAGTATTCGCTATACTTACAGCCCTTTCAGCCGCAGTAGGTACATTATATGGAGGTTTCGAAGTCTATAAAGATTATATGGATATGAAACAGCAGATCCAAGAATACACAGCACCAGATCTAAGTAAGTATGACACCGCACTAGGTGTTATGAACCAGAGAATGGAAAATACAGAACGTCTAACTAGAAGCAATAGCGAAATGCTTGGCTATATGAGCGACGGACTACAAAGAAGTGTAGCTGGCGCAGTACGTAGCGTAGATATGATGGACTCTAGAAGTAGGGAAAATGATAGAGCAATGATGCAATCCTCAAAGGAACTAGCGCAGCAGCTTAGAGAGTTCGACAGAGAAAATCAGCAGCGTATGAAGTCACTAGAAAGTACTACAGACGAGAAGATTCAAAAAACACTAGCAAACCCACTGGCAGCTAGGGACGAATAAGGAGAATAAAATGAATAAAGAAGCACCAAAAGTAAGCACTCCAGCAAAGCCATACAATCCAGGTGGACCAGCTGTAGCAGTTGGCACAAATCCAGGTAAAAAGCCAGCTCCAGTAAATCCAGGCGGAGCAGTATAAGGAGCCTACTATGGAATATGGCGTAGGCGTTAGACGCCGCCGTAGACGTAGAGGCGAATTAATGTCCACAAGAATTACTCTCAGTGGATATACGCTGGCCGCTAATAGTCCGAATGGGACACTAGTGGGTAACGTCACAAATAAAATAGCTGGCAGTACACTAACACTAGTGGATGATGCTGGCGGAAGAATCAAGCTAGTAGGCACAGCCATCCAAGCTAGTACAGTGGCTTCTTTAGCTGGTAAGTATCTTATCAATGTTAAAGAACAGAACTCGATGGCTAGTCAAATAACTCAAATAGAGATTACCGTTACATGATAGTAAGTAGAGCAGACATACCACAAGACGTTATAGTTCAATATCCAAATGCGTTTATGCGCGTACCAATTGCAAACTATCTAAAGGAATTAGAGGTTGATCCCCTGCCCTCTCAGATAGCTCTTATAAATGGAATAAATAACCCAAAGTACCGTTTTGGGTGTGCTGCTCTATCTCGTCGTCAAGGCAAGACCTATATAGCAAACGTTGTGGGCCAGGTAGTTTCACTAGTACCTGGCTCCAACGTGCTAATTATGGCACCTAACTATAACTTATCTAGTATTTCGTTCGACTTGCAACGATCACTAATTAAGAAGTTTAATCTAGAGGTAGCCAAGGACAACGCCAAGGACAGGGTTATAGAGTTATCTAACGGTTCCACAATTAGAATCGGTTCCGTCAATCAGGTCGATAGCTGCGTAGGTCGTTCTTACGACCTTATTATCTTCGATGAGGCGGCACTTACCGACGGACTTGACGCATTCAACGTGTCACTAAGACCTACACTAGATAAGCCGAACTCTAAGGCATTATTTATTTCGACTCCTCGTGGTAAGAATAACTGGTTCTCAAAACTATTCGATAGAGGATTCTCAGATGAGTTCCCGCAGTGGTTCTCAGTAAAGGCTACCTACAAAGACAATCCTCGCATGTCCGAGGAAGACGTCGCCGAAGCTCGTAAAACAATGTCAGATGCCGAATTCCGTCAGGAATACGAAGCAGACTTCTCGACCTTCGAAGGTAAGTGTTGGCAGATTAAAGATGAATGTGTTCGTGAAATTAAGGATCTAAACCTTAAGAAGTGCGACATATTTGCAGGACTTGACCTTGGTTTCCGTGACCCTACAGCAATGTGTGTAATCGCATTCAACTGGGAGGATGAGAACTTCTATATTCTAGACGAGTATTTAGATAACGAGGAAGTAACCTCTGGGCACGCTAAGAATATTAAAAAGCTAATGGATAAGTGGAATATAGACTATATCTATATTGACTCCGCTAACCAACAGCAACGTTATGACTTCGCACAAGAGTACGATATTCCTACTACAAATGCTAAGAAGTCACTGCTAGATGGCATAGGCTATGTCGCTTCATTAGCAGACAACGATAGAATTATTATTGACCCTGAATTGAAACACGTATTATATGCTACGGACCAATATCAATGGGACCCAAATCAAAGTTTACAAAAAGAAAAGCCCCTACATAATGAAGCGTCCCACATGGCCGACGCTATTAGGTACGCGCTTTATAGCTATAAAACTAGCGCAGGAGGTTTTTAATGTACGTTATATATCAAGGCGAGAGCCTGGTTATTCCTGCTGTAGTAACTGGCACTAAGTCACTTATTTCAGGAGTAACCGCAGTAATTAAAGGATCGAAGAGAGGCGAAGTTCCTCTAGAATCAGATCCTGTACTCGGCACTTTCACGGTAGCAGACTACACTAGTCCAGAAGTAACGCAGGGCTACCTATTCACACTATCAAATACCAATACTCTAGAACCTGGTATATACTATGTTAACTTCGAGTATCTTGTATCGGGACTATCTTTTAAAGGTATCCCTAAGAAAGTTACAATCAAGGAAAGCGTGGTATGATAGAATTACTGGATAGGCTAGAGCCAGCAGCAAAAATAAACTGGGCTACTTATGTATTTCCAGCACAAGTAGATTGGCTGCACTCAGGTAAAAGAGTGTTAGAGAATCCAGACCAGGTCTATCCTTCCAGCGGGCCAAGCACTATAATCCCTCAGGCTATATTTAGCGTAGAAATCTATAGATGGGAAACAGTGGGGTGGTAAAATGTCAGATATAAGATTTTTTAAAGTAACAGTGTTACCAACAACGTTAGTGCCCAATGCCCTATACTTTGTTAGAAATGGTAATTATGCTGAACAATATCTTACAGATTTAAATGGGGTTGCTAAAAAAGTTGGCAATACAGAGATGATTCAGGAACTGACGCAGAATATAAATGCAGGTTTCTTTACTTAATGAGTTATTTTCGTACCTATTGTAATTTGCACCTTGACTTTATCCCCTTAAAATAATATAATTGCAAAAGAACAAAAGGAGACAAAAATGTCCGGAACAACTCTGCTTCGTGACCCTATCAAATATGTAAGGGATAGAGCAAAGTCTAGATATAAAAAAGGCTCTCAATGTGAGATTTGTGAGGCAACAGAATCTCTTGATTTTCATCATTATTATACGATGACTCCATTGTTTAATAAGTGGTGCAAATCAAAAGGTTATAAAGTTAAAACAGTAGACGACATCTTGAAAATCAGAGACGAATTTATACTTGAAGAAGAAGATAAAGTCTACAACCAAACTGCAACGCTGTGTCACGATCATCACTTGAAGCTTCATAGTGTCTATGGTAAGGATCCAGCACTTTTTACTGCTGAGAAGCAGATGAATTGGGTAAAGATCCAAAAGGAGAAATATGAAACTAGGAAGTTGGCTAGTTGAAAAACTAAATCCTGGTCAGCGCTGGATCTCCTATATGGAGCCTCAAAGTCCTAGCTCTGAGCCAGAACGCAGCTACATTTATTATTACGAAAACTTAGAAATTGTTAATCGCGCAGTCAATATGATTATTGACGACGCTGCTGAAATAAATTTCAAAGTAGGATCTGACAAGATTGGTTTTCCTAAAGTAAGCGGAGTAAAGAAGAAAACGGTAGAAACATTACTAAATGTTCAGCCTAATCCTTTCCAAGACATTCATTCGTTTAGACGAAATATGTTCATGGACCTACTTATTGATGGTAACATTTTCCTGTATTGGGACGGACAGCACTTATATCAGCTACCAGCCAATAAGGTAACTATCTACTCAGACGAAAAGACATACGTTGAAAAATATACGTTCCAAGGGACTATAGACTTCAATGTAAACGAAATTATCCATATCAAAGATAATAGCGCAATCTCACTATATAGAGGCGCATCTCGACTAAAACCAGCTTTGCGAACAATGAAGCTGATGAAGTCAATGAGAGATTTCCAAGATAACTTTTTTACAAACGGGGCAGTACCGGGTCTAGTAATTAGAAGTCCGGACGTATTAAGTCACCGTATTAAAGAGAGAATGAAAGAAGATTGGAAGACTTCTTACAGACCACAGTCTGGCGGAAGAAGTCCATTAATTCTAGATGGCGGTATGGTGGTAGATCCACTAACTACTGTCAGTTTTAAAGATTTAGACTTCGCTGGGTCAATAGACTCAAACGAAAAAGTAATTTTAAAGGCTTTAGGCGTACCACCTGTCCTAGTTGATAGCGGTAACAACGCTAATCTTAGACCAAATCATAGACTATATTACTTAGAGACCATCATTCCTATTATTAAGAAGGTGAACTCTGCGTTACAAATGTTCTTTGGATTTGAGATTTTAGAGAACGTAGCTGGAATACCCGCTCTACAGCCCGAGTTAAGAGACGAAGCAGCTTTCTATTCAACACTAGTTAACGGCGGTATTATTACTGCCAATGAGGCTAGAATTGGAATGGGTAGGGATGTACTGGCCGGACACGATGAGATACGTATACCTCAAAATGTGGCAGGAAGTGCAGCAGACCCTTCACAAGGTGGCGCACCAGCTCAAGATAACACAGGAAACAACTAATGACTAGACGAACAAGTATCGTAGAGCAGATTGGTGCCTATTTTGCCTCTAAAGGTAAGGTACTAACTGCTGAAGAATATAAAAACGCAGATGACGTTCCAATTCGATTTCAGCTCGTAAAGAGAAATATCGGATCATGGTCACGTTTACTAAACATGGTAGGAGACCCTGC